GTTTGGGTTCTCGTTGTTAGGAAATATCCTAACGCTATCTGGATATTCTTGATCGCTCATTTGTTCTCCTTGTTTATATCCTTTAGTTTTGTTATGCCATTTTGTACTTCATAATGACTGCCTTTATCTTCTAGGTAGAAGGGTTGATTGAGAGGAACAACATCTATGATATAAGGAACATCATCATAGGTAATAGTCGCCCACTTATCTGCTTCCGCATGTGAAGGGAATACACCAAAAGATGTTTTATGCCCTAAGTGTGAAACAGGATCGCCCATAGTTACCACCGCCACCCATGCTCTAGGACTATCTTTACTCATCCCCACTCTCTGCCTGTGCATCCTGTTCAAGTTTCTCTCTGATGCTTTTCAGTTCTACTACTGACTCATCAAATTTTTTCTTGTCCAACCTCTGCAAAGCAGATGTCTTTATCGCACCGGCAAGCCATAGCTTCTCTACTTCTAATGGGGTTTTCTTTTCCCTTGCTTTCTCAAGCAATTCTTCCATGAAGATATGCAGTTCATCTACAGCATGTGGTTCTTTGGTAGCACCACCCTTCTGTACCTGTGGCTCTGCGCCCACGTGGTCTGTATCAGCTATCTGTCCATCATCATCTTCATCTGTTGCCAGACAAAGCATGGCACTCAACGCATACCTACGCATGTACGTCAGCGCAGACCCCATAGCCTGTGCGCCATCACGCTGTTGCTTCAAAGGCAGTTCGCTTTCTATCCACTCTCCGCTTACATGTAGCAGACGTGTTACAAGCGTATTACCCCTGTCACTAATTATAGGTATCTGTACTACAGACAATCCATTCTTTGAAGTTATGGGTAAAATCGTTTCCAAGATAAGAGCAAGGTCAGCGTAAGAATACGTGTAACCTTTGCCATCATGGGTTTGCACATTTACTTTCTTAGTCTTAGGCAGAATAGGAAATTCTGCTTGTGCTTTTGATAAGGCTTCTCCGAGTTCGGCAAGTGTTTGACTTGTACGCATTATCGGTAGTGTTCTAAGGACTTCTCCTGTTGCTTCGTCAATTTCCATTTAATTCTCCTTGATATTGATCACAAAAATCAGCTACATCACAAAATCTTTGACACCTTATAGGTTCTCCCCTTCGGTGTTCTATGACGTAGCCTTCGTTATTTTCTACAAATGTCTGAGCATCTTCCTGCGTGTCGAGTAGTTTAAACGCTCTCTTACCGCCCTCTTTAAGCACCGCCCACTTGTCCGGTTTCTTCCATCTGTCCTCGTCAGTACAATCTGGCAAGTTAATGGAAGCAAGCTGATGAGACTCTATCTTCTCACGCACAAACTGTTCTTGCTCTGCAAAAGTCCATAGGTCTATGTCAGTAACAACAACCTCACGTTGTGGGTAGTCTGGGTTTCTATCAGCATCAAATGACGAATGGTCTCTAATGATATTCACAATCTGTAGTTGGGATACATCCCTTCCATTCTTGCGAGAAAGCCAAGCATAAATGTTT